AGTGCCTGCTCCAGCGCCTACGAGTGGATATTATTATTGGTATGCGGAACATTGCGACGGAACACTTCCAGCCGTTCAGGTTAGAACAACAAACGCAAATGTTGGTAATGTTCTTATTAGTGTTTTATATAATGGAGAATGCTATGAAATTACCGCAGGAGGAAGTGCAAATACAAACGACATAACTGCAGGATACGCTGATTGTGAAACTTGTCAAGCTAAAACAGCTCCATCGCCAGTGCCTGCTCCAGCGCCAGTGCCTGCTCCAGCGCCAGCACCTAATCCAGTTCCAGTACCTGTAGCGCCAACTCCAAACCCAGCACCAGTGCCAGTGGCTCCAACTCCTAATCCAGTTCCAGTGCCTGTAGCGCCAACGCCTAATCCAGCTCCAGTACCTGTGGCTCCGACACCTAACCCAGCTCCTACTGCACCAACGCCTGTGCCAACTGAAGCGCCATATAACCCACTACCAGTACCAGCTCCAGCGCCAACGCCTAATGCTACTCCAGCGCCAGCTCCAGTAGCTCCATCGCCAGTGCCTGCAGCTCCTACCCCTGTTCCTAATCCTACTGCTTCACCAGTTGCGGCAGGATATAGTTGTGTCGGATTTGATTGTATTGCTGTAGCTAGTAATCCAGAATATTCAACATTAAAACAATGTTTAAACGAATGTTTCCAACCGTAAAATTGTTATGGGGTATTTAAGTAACACACAAAATATAATAGACGCAAATGGAGAAAATTGGTCTATAGTTAAAAGAGAAAATAAAATAGAGTTTTCTTGTAATCGTGAAATGGGCATTTGGGGCTCGTATTCTGACGATAATTATATTTCCTTTATGACTAGAAGACTAACAGAAAACCAGTATCCAAAGGTATTGGTTTCTGGACTAGGCATTGGAGTCGTGCCTCAATGGCTTTGCGAAAATAAAAACTCTTTAGTGGATGTTGTTGAAATTGACACAGAACTCGTAAACTCTGTAAATTCAATGAATTATTTGCATAATAACATTAATATCATAAACGCAGATATATATAACTATTCTACCTCCGAAAAGTATGACTTGATATATTTTGACCATTGGTTTTTTCCAAACGATTCCAATTTTCCAAACGAAAAAAACAATCTTTTAAATTTATTTCAAGCAAATAAAAGTGAAAACGGTATAATCGTTTTCCCAGTTCATAACGAAATTTTTTAGTAACTTTATATTAATTAAATTAAATGCAAAATGTTCGTCGAAATACCAAACTTTATAACTCCTGAGGAGTGTGACGTTTTTATTCAACTTATTGATAAAACAAACACTCGCTCACAAGTAGCTGGAGATGGCTACAACAATTCTAAAATAGAAGACAGTAGAACTTCTTATACCTCGAACTTTAACGAGGATTTTTTACTTCACAAAGCATTAAAGCAAAAAATAGCAGACCATCTGGAACTAGACGTTGTTAGAGGCGAAACCCTTCAAGGTCAAAAATACGAAGAAGGTCAATACTTTAGACCTCATTTAGATTGGTTTCAAGGAGATGCTTATTACAATCATTGTTTGCACTCTGGAAACAGAACTCATACGTTTATGATTTATTTAAACGATGATTTTGAAGGAGGAGGCACAGATTTTCCAAATTTGAAAAAAACTGTAAAACCAGAAAAAGGCAAAGCTGTTTTTTGGCTTAATACTGGAGAAGATGGGCAGTATACTTCTGATGTTATGCATGAAGGGATGGATGTCACTAAGGGAACAAAGTACATCATAACAAGCTGGTGGAGAGAGCGTGAGTTTAATGCTGCTGAAAACGCCAGAATGGGTCAAGAATACTGGGAAGAAAAAAATAAAAGCATTAACATCATCACGGACCCAGCAATAAAGATATTTAACACAGTAGAAGAAATTCCTAGATTTACAGAGAATGGTTTTATGAAAATGAAAGTGCCTGATGATATTTGGGGAATTGTTCAAGACTCTTACAAACTACTACAAGACAAAGAAGATTTAGAACATTTTGAAGGCAAAAAGGGTATTATTGACACCAACATAGAAGGTGCAGAAAGTAGCACTATATTTAGTTTTGAGCATATTCCAAATATTAGAACTCAGATACACAATATGCTAATGCCTTATCACGAAGAGTGGTCTAAAGCTAGAATAGAACCTTCTTATGTTTATGGGATACGGTCTTACCAAAGAGGCGCTACGTTAGCTAGTCACGTTGATAGAATAGCTACTCACCACATATCAACTATTATGATTGTAGATAAAGATTTGAAATGTGGCTGTAAGCATAGAGAATTTGGAGATGACTGGGCTCTTGATATTCAAGGTCACGACGGAGAATGGTATGAGGTTTATGCTGAGCCAGGAGAGATGATTCTTTATGAGTCTGCGGTATGTGAACATGGAAGAAGTAAGCCGTTTCAAGGAACGTACTTTAGAAATTTTTACACACATTACAAGTTGTTAGATTGGCAGTATGGAGGAAACTAAATACATTTCCTTTGACCCTTGGTGGGGAGGCTTTTCTAATATTCGAATGACTTATGAGCTTGTTGGAGCTATTTCTGAAATTACGGGTAGAACCATAATATTACCCCCTAAAATATATTGCTTGTTTTTGTCTGAGTGGCAACAGAAAGAAACTTGGTTTGATATGTTTGATGCATTAGACATCCACAAGTTTAACTACCACTTTAAGACTGCTAACTACTTTGACATAGAAGAATACGAAAGGTTTAATACCGAGCAACAATATTTTCAAAATGTAGGCGAAGTAGCTAAGCTTATTACTTTTGGAGAGCAGGAAGATAATTTTGGACCAATGAATGGTCCAGGTAATGATTATGTCTTGACCTGTGGCATAGAAAATTATGAAGAGTTTGAAATATTTAAAGACAACAGGCAGGTTATAGATTTAGACTTACCAGATAAGTTTATTCATTTTCCTAGAAATCTTTTTGGTCATTTTTATTACCATGTTTATGGTAAGACGCCAATGCTAAGAAACAAAATCAAGGATAAAGTTAACAACGGCATACAATACAGAGACGAGTTTTTCATTCAAGCCAGCGCCATAAAAGGAAAGCTTGGAGAGTTTAATGCAATTCATGTTAGAAGAAACGATTTTCTATCTGTAAGAAAAGATGTTGCAGAAAAACAAACGCAAAATCTATTTCAAGATATTGTAGACAGGATACCAAACGACAGACCTCTTTTTATAGCAACTGACGAACCAGATAAATCTCATTTCCTCCCTCTAAAGGAAAGATATAATGTTTTTTATATAACGGATTTTGAGCACGATAGAAGACCTCATGCAGAGCTTTTAATTGACCAGCTCGTTTGTGCGAAAGCAAACATATTTCTAGGTAGTTTTCTTTCCACTTTTTCCGATTATGTAAACATAGTTAGAGGTCAAACAGGAAAACCAGACTACCACAGAGAGGGCACTAACTTTAAAAGAGACCCTTACAACTACGATAGGTTCCCTTGGGAAACAGAAGAATATTCTTGGGATAAAATATGGGATTACCACTGGAAGTACGAGCGCTCATATCACAATATAGGCGTGTTTGGCTCACACAATTCTGCTATGGCTCTATCGTACCAAGGAGAGATTCTAGAAGTTGTAGAGCTAGAAAGATGGATTAAGAAAAAAAACGCCGCTTTTTATTTTCATTTTCCAGAAGAGAACCCAAATGAACTTACAAAAGAAATTCACGAATATTTTAAAAAGAAGTATGAAGTATACGTTTACGATAATTGCCTCTATAATAGCTGCCTTTCTAATATTAATGAGTTACCTGCATTAAATTATGAATGGGTACCTCACCATTTAGCACACGTTTATAATGCTATTTATCAATCACCAGCAGAAAAGTCTCTAAACGTTAGCTTTGACGGTGGGTCAGACGATGGTCACTTTAACGTATATGTTACTGAGAATAAGACTCCAGTAAAAATACATTCAACAACGCAAGATGTTTGTGTTCCATACGCAGCAGTTGGTCATTATCTTTCTCCTATAAAACAGGAGGATAATTGGTGGTGGGGTAATTTAACTTATGCTGGAAAAGTCATGGGACTTTCCGCATATGGCACAGTAAAAGATGAAGATTACTCTAAGATGATGGAGTACTTTAAATTGCAACAAAAAGACGATGTTAATTTAGCTCACGAAAACTTTCAAAGAATATTCAATGTAACATCAGAAAATAGATTTGACGAACAAAGGTCTTATGATATAGCTGCAACAACTCAAAAGGTTTTTGAGGACGTCATATCTGAAATTATAACTCCTTTTGTGAATCAATACCCAGAGCATCAATTACAATTTTCTGGTGGCGGAGCATTAAATGTTATTAATAATGCAAAATGGAATGCTTTTGTAAGTCCTAACCCAGACGATAGAGGATTGGCTTTAGGGATGGTTTTGGGTAAAATAAAGTCGTCTCAAAAGGTAAATTCAATGTATATCGGTTCAGAGCCTTACGACTTTTATAGCAAAAGTGAAAACTATCCTTTGTCTGAAATGGTAAAAGACTTGTCAGAAGGAAAAATAATAGGTCTAATGCAGGGTCGCTCTGAGCATGGCGCTAGAGCTTTATGTAACAGAAGTATTCTGTGTATGCCTAAAAAGGGAATGAAAGAAAAGCTAAATGATTCTGTAAAATTTAGAGAGCCGTTTAGACCTTTTGCTCCTGTGTGCAGAGAAGAAGATGCTAGTAAGTGGTTTGAATTTGGAGATTATACTCAATATATGAGTCATAATGCTAATGTACACAACACAGCAGACCATATTGGTGCGATAATACACCAAGACTACACTGCTAGACTACAAACGGTAAACATAGAGACTAATCCATTTATGATGTCTTTGTTTTATGAAATGGAAAAACAAGGATTGCCTCCAGTACTTTTGAATACATCGTTTAATGTTATGGGCAAACCAATACTTAATACATGGGAGGAGGCTATTTGGATGCTTAACAATACTGGCATTGATGTTATAACAGACGGAAAAAATAAAATATATGGATAGAATTTTTATCAGCATATCCTGTTATAAAGACCCTGATGTAGTGAAAACTATAAAGAGCGCTTTTGAAAATGCTGAGCATCCAATGAATCTTATTTTTGGAGTTTATTATCAAGGAGAGCCAGTCGATTTAAATTATTTGTTAGAAAATTTACATCCAGGAGGAACATATAATATAAAATATATTCCAACAAACGAAACCAAAGGAACTGGATGGGCTCGAAACATATTGACTAGAGATATGATGAGCGATGAAGAATATTGGCTACAAATAGATTCTCACATGCGTTTTGCACCTAAATGGGACACTAGTCTTATAAGCTTATATAAAAAACAAGAGGTAGATTTTTTAATGACAGGCTTTCCACCTCATTTTGGAATGAACGAAAGCTATGATGTCTACAAAGAAAGAGACAAAATAAACAAGTCTATTGTTTGTGAGTTTACTGAAATGTTTTCTTTTAGAGAAACAAAAGGTAAGATACCTGACGAAGAGATAGAAGATTCAATAACAGCTTCTGGAGCTTTTCAATTTGCTTCAAATAAGGTTGCAAAATCTTTGACATTCGATGAGTATTTTAATCCTTGGATGGACCAAGAAATTACTTCCTGCCTTGCTTTTATGAACGGATATGATTTGATGTGTCCAAGAGATGCTGTGCTTTGGCATTGTTACGAAAACAATCACATAGGTTCTGAAGACAAATGGAGACCTTTAGTTGCCGATGAGCACAATGTAACTGGATACAACATGTATCCTTTTGAGGTTATAAAGACCTGGAAAACTAAAAGAACGTGGCAAGAATGGCACGATAGAGTACAAGAAGATATTAAAACAGAAAAAAACTGGTAATGAAAACAGCGTTAGTATTAGGGGGCGGAGGTTTTATAGGCTCTCATTTAGTAAAAAGATTAAAAGATGAAGATTACTGGGTAAGAGCAGTAGATTTAAAAAAACCTGAGTTTTGGGATACATTTGCAGATGATTTTATTATTGGAGACTTACGCCATTCGCACGTTTGCTCTGCTGCTTTTAGACCTTTAGAAGATGTAAGAGGCTTTGATGAAATTTATCAATTGGCTGCTGATATGGGTGGTGCAGGGTATTTGTTTACAGGAGATAGTGACGCTGATATTATGCATAACTCTGCACTAATAAACATGAACGTGTTGACTCAGATTTTACAGCACAAAGTTGGCAGAGTGTTTTACGCAAGCAGTGCGTGTGTATATCCAGAGTACAATCAACTAGACCCAGAAAGTCCTAAATGCACAGAGGATTCTGTGTACCCTGCTGAGCCAGATTCTGAATATGGATGGGAAAAATTATTTAGCGAAAGAATGTTTTTGGCTTTTGCAAGAAACAAGGGCTTAGACGTAAGAATTGGACGCTTTCATGGAATATTTGGTCCGTATGGCACCTGGAAAGACGGAAAGGAAAAGGCTCCTGCAGCTATCTGCAGAAAAGTTGCAGAAGCAGATAAAAGCATAGAGATATGGGGAGACGGTGAACAAACAAGGTCTTTTATGTACATAGATGATGCAATAGAAACTGTGCGTAGGTTTATGCTAAACAACGGGTTTCAAGGTCCTATGAACATAGGTTCTGAGGAAATGGTGTCCATAAATTCCTATGCACGCATAGTAATGGATATTGCAAATAAAGACTTAGAGGTTACCCATATAGAGGGTCCTCAAGGAGTAAGGGGGAGAAACTCTGATAATACATTAATGGAAAAGGAATTAGGATGGACTCCTTCTGGTGCTCTTAGGGATGGTGTTGAAAAAACATATAAGTGGATTGAAGAACAGGTGCAAAAAGTGTCTTTATTAAATTAGTAAATTTGCTGTATGGCACATGGTACTAATGAAACTGTCGGTTTTAGCGAAATAAATAACGGATGGACATCTTTTTATTCGTTCATTCCTGAAGATATGGTCAACTTAAAGTCAGACTTTTACACCTTCAAGAATGGGAACATTTATAAGCATAACATACAAAGCAATTCTCGCAATAGATTTTACGGCAAGTTTTATCCAAGTATTGTAGAAACCATATTAAATCAAAACCCAGAAGTTGTAAAAAACTTTAGAACTCTAAACCTAGAAGGTTCTTCTGCTTTTTGGAGAGTGGAACTGACCACCGACTTAGACAAAGGAGGAGCAACTTATGGAGATTTTGAAGAAAGAGAAAGACTTTTTAAAGCTCACATAAGAACAGACAGAGACGACAACCTAAACATGGAAAGACTCACCGTGCAAGGTTTAGGTACTCTAATTTCAAGACAAGACACAAGTCTTTATTTCAGATATATAGATAACATTATAGACGTTGGAGATTACGTTTACAAGATATTTGGCAACACTTATCAGCTTGTAGGCGAAGTTAAAGGTGTTTTTGATGAATATATACTGCTCGATGGAGTACGAACTGATTTAGAGTTAGGTCAATTTTGTTTTGCAACAAAAGACCCTGTTATAGAAAGCTATGGATTAAAAGGATATTTTAGTAGCGTGAAGCTTACTAATTATGAGTCTAACAACATTGAGCTGTTTGCTGTTAGTTCAGAGGCAACTCAGAGTAGTGTATAATTAAATGAAATATAATCTACGAAGACTAGAAGATGCTGATTATAGCAAACTAGTCAAGTGGTGGAAGGATTGGGGATGGCAAGCGCCACCCAGAGATTTTCTGCCAGAAAACGGAACAGGAGGCTTTATGGTCTCTAATGATGATAGTGATATTTGTGCAGGGTTTATTTACCTGACAAATTCTAAAATTGCTTGGATTGAGTTTGTAATTTCAAACAAGCAGTATAAAGAAAAAGATAGAAAAGACGCTATCCAATTCTTGATAAACAGTTTGTCAGCAATAGCTGAAGAAGCTGGAGCAGGATATGGATATGCGGTTTTAAAACATAAAGGATTAATTGATTATTATCAAAATTCAGGCTTTGAACAAAGCGACAAGAACGTAACAGAAATGGTAGCAATATGGCAGCAGCAACAACAGCATTAATTGTAGGAGCCTCAATAGCCGCAGCAGCAGGGGGAGCCCAAGCTATAGGCGGTGCGGTTCGTGCAAAACGAGCAAAAAGAGACATGGAAAATTTTCAGCAACAAGAGATTGCAGATTTATCTGCTAGTCTTGGCAAAGTTTCCACGTTAGGCGCAGAGCTAGAAATGGAAAGTGCAGCACAAACTGAAGCACAACAAATAGACGCTTTGCAAGCAGGAGGCGCTCAAACTGTATTGGGCGGTATTGGAAAGGTGCAAGCAGGAAAATCTGCTGTAGCTCAAAGAGTAGCCGCTGGTCTTGACCAAAAAATGGTCGCAGGACAACAAGCTATTTATGGGGAGAAAGTCAGACAATTTAATGTACAGGAAGGAAGAGAGAGAACAGCTTTAGCTGGAATGGCTGCAGAGAGAGCTGCTGGTCAACAACAAGTTCAAGCAGGAATAGCTGCTATAGGAGGAGCTGCTGCAGGAGCTGCATCAGGTTATGGGGATGCTCTTAAAGCAGACAAAATAACAACATAACATCATGGCTGGAAAATTTGCATACTATCAAGGAATGGCGTCTGCTCCTAAGGTGCAGCCTGCTGATTTAGTCACGCCCTTTGCAAACATGTTTGAAAGGATGCGTCAAAGCAACATAAACAAGGTCAAAGAATTTCAGGCAGCTCAAAAGGAACAGGAAAGAGTAAACAGAAGCAGGATAGAAAACTTTAATAAAGTTATAACTAGCTCTGACTTTAAAGGTTATGGGCTAGACAACTTTGATATGGTTATGAAAGATGCCGCTAATAACATGCTTGTACAAGCAAGGATGAATAATCAGCTTGTTAATGAAGGTGTTATAACCAATGAAGAAGCGGATGCTAGAATGATTAGAAGTATAGCTGACCACAAAAAACTTCAAAACTCTGGGAATCAAATAAACGCATTACTTCAAGGTGATTTAAAGCTCGGAGATAAAGGCAGCTTATATAACGATTTAATGCTATCTTTTATTGATGACGCAAAAAGCGAAGCAGCTTTAGACATAAGCGAAGATGGAAGCGCATCTATAATGACTCGTTCTAAAGAAGATGGCGCTCTAAGGAGAGTTCCTATGTCTAAGTTTGCAGAGTTTTTTCAATTAAGACAGGCAACAGATTTGTCTGGAGTTCTTGAAGATATTGTAGATGCATCTGAGCCAAGACAAGTAGAAGGAAA